CCCTATGTAAATTATAATGCCTATATGGACAAGTTCTATTTGGCACTATATCAAGATAATCGAGTATATAAAAAATGGATAAAACATATCATATTTATTGTTATTATTCTTATTATAATTATTTATTATATATATAAATGAGTATATCTTTTATGATTTTAATAATTACTGGAATATTAGCATATAACACCTATTATGACAATTTTCTTTTAAACTCATTCAGTTCATATAAAAAATATTATAAAATGGCGGGCATTTTAGTAGTTGGTCTAGGGTTTTATTTAGTAGTTCAACGAAACCCGGTACAAGGCGTTAATACAGTAAAGGCGCTAAATCAATATATAAATGTTATGCCGATAGATAAGAACACTAAAGATATGATTTCACCCTTTTTATCTTATAAACAAAATGATGAGAGAGGAAGCGACCGATTAACTCAAAATAGTAGAACACATAAAAGAAGCGTGAGTGAGACAAAAAAAAAGTTTGTTGCTTCAAACCAAAATTGGAAATGCGGTGACTGTAAAGAGAAACTGACTGCTTGGTTTGAGGTCGACCATACAATAAGATTAGACCAAGGCGGAAGCAATGATATTTCTAATTTAATCGCATTATGTAGAAATTGTCACGGAAAAAAAACTTCATTAGAGAATATTTAATATAAATAAATAATATGTCTGACAAATCTAAATTTGAAATATTTATAGATGATATAATAAAAAAACCCTGGGGCGAATATCCTAAAATATTAGGTGATGGATTAAGAAATTTTAATGAATACAGCAAACGAGCAGATATATTTTTACCATCATTTTTAATATTATTAATTGTGTTTATGCTTATTATAGGTTATATCATTTTCTTTTATAATCCATATAAAATTTTAGATTACGCAAATATTCCTATGATTTTTATATATATTGTCTTGTTTTCATATATTTTATTTTTTACATTTCGAAAATTTAATGATGAAAAATATTATAATTTGCAATTTGAAATTACAACCTATACAAGTAATTATTTTAAATTATTATTACTGGTTTTTTCATTATTTATTGCATTTTACATTGTATATAATCTAATCATTAGTCTATTTTTAACAAGTATTAATATTTCGTCCACATTTACAATTATATTAATGGTGATTGTATTGTCAATCATTAATTCTTATACAAATATGTATTCAACTAAGATGGCAACACCTATATTAGAATATATTAAAAACCTAATTTTTTATATACCGTGTTTAATCAGCGATTTTATAGATTTTATAAAACAAGATTATAAAAATACACCTACAACAGTATTTATACTATTTGTGATTTTAATACTTGTAACACTTATATACGCGGGTGTGTATTTTTTTAAATTTAATAATAATCAAAGCAATATTGTTATTGTAGATAAACCAGTATATTTAAACTCATATGTGGAACCCGTATCCAAACAAGAATTAAATGAAAAAATAGTAAATACAAAACCATTTTATGAGAGAGCACTTTATAAATTACAAGAAAATAAAACAGTAACATATGATTTATCATTTAATACAGACGTATCTGCGAGCGTAATACCGGTATATGCAGACAGAATAACAAGAGCATTATATGCAAAAGAAAAGTTTACTAGAGAAGGATTTACGACTGTTATCACAGACGAAACGTTTCCAATCCATTTTACTATTGATGATTATGACAAATATATTTTACAACAAGCAATGTATACAAATCCCGCAATAGATGACATTATTAAAAATAAAGATGCAAGCAATGGTGATATTGGAAAATATATAAATGGTGTTGTAGAAAAACAAAAAACATTAATGTCTTATTATGAAAAAACAATGTTATATTTAGCAACCTTTAATAATTCCAACTTTTCAAAAAACTTCGTAAAAGATTTAAGTAACAATAATTATATTTATAGTTTATCTTTTTGGGTATATTTAAATCCAACTCCAACAATGACCGGAAGAGATACAATTATACATTATGGAAATCGCCCATCTATGTATTTTAATCACGGCACAAATGAGTTAACAATGGAAATAATCAATCAACCCGAAAATATACCGGTTGTATTATATAGGTCAAGCAACATATTATATCAAAGGTGGAATCATATTGTTATTAATAATAATTATGGAGAAGTAGATTTATTTATTAATGGTAATTTAGTAGGAAATTATAAAAACGCAATTAGTTATTCTATATTAGTCGATGAATTATTAGAAGTTGGTTCAACGGATAATAATGATATAGGAGGCATTGCGCATATGCATTATTATGAAGCACCTCTATCAATAAAAGATATAAATAATATATATATAAATAAACCCTCATTTTAATATTTTAATAATATAATGGATGTATCTTCTTTTACAACAATTATTTTTATTTTATTCGGTGTAATTGGCGCGTATCTTATATTTACAAACCAAATCGAAGGACGCGCCAAGATTGTAATGATTATCGCTGTTTTAGTAATATTCATTGTTATAATTATGAATTTATCAATGTTTAAATCATATAGCGAGGGGTCAGATTCTCCGAAAAATGCTAATATAGAAACACAGATAACATCCTATACTCCCAAAACCTCTTATTCCGTATCATTATGGATGTATATTAATGACTGGAATGATATGTTAGGACAACCCAAAAATTTATGTAAGAGAGAGACCAATAAAGGATTAAGTCCAAATATTTATTTAGATTCCTATAAAAATCAGGTTAAAATTGAATATCTTACCGCGCCAAAAACATCAGACGATACTCAATCCGACGCTGCAATTACTATACCCGATATAAGTATTCAAAAATGGGTAAACTTAGTAGTATGTTTTGGCGACAATAAGATAGATAGTTATGTTAATGGCAAATTGGTGAATACAACGATACCGTCTAATCCTCAATACATACAAAATACAACTGAATTACAACCATTTAAATTTGGCAAAGGGTTTACAGGATATTTGTCGAACACAAGATATTATCCTCGATTTTTAAGTCCTCAAGAAGTATGGACTATATATTCGGGTGGATTTAGCAATAATTTGTTGGGTAATTTCTTAAACCAATATAACGCTGCATTTATATTTTATGAAAATCAAAATGAAAAAGCAAAGTTTTACTTAATGTAATTTTATAATATTTATTTATATAAATGAATACAAATAAATTAAAAACGAATAGTTCAAATAAAACATTATCTTCCCAGGCTAAAAATGTTGCGGGGGCGGCAATAGAAAAAACAAAAGAAGCAGCAGAAAGTATTAAAGCAGTTGGAAATAAAATTACAAATGCAGCGCAAGCAGGCGCAGCAGCAGTTCAAAAAAAAGTGTCTAACGTATCTGGTTCAGAACAAATCACAGGTCCATTAACAAAATGGGGTGCAATGACACAAGAGTTTTTAACAGCAAACTCAGCAATAAGCAAGTTTGTAGGTTTTTTTCTGTGTTTATTGTTATTTATAATTTTATTTCAAATTGGTATGAGTTTTATAAAGAATATGTTTGGCGCTAGTTATAACCCATATATTATTAATGGTATGGTAGCATCCGATGTTTTAACCGTCGTGTCATCTAATCCAAATGTAGAAGGTTCAGTTCCTATTTATAGGTCTGTTGATGCAAATCAAGGATTAGAATTTAGTTGGAATGTATGGTTTATGATAAATGATGCAAAATCGGGCATTACTAATAATAGAATATTTTCAAAAGGATTAATAGAGCAGGATAATTTGAATTATACTCCTATTTCTAATGGTGAAACAGAATATTTTAATGTATCTCCAGGGTTATTTATATCAAGTATGAATAATAATAATGGTGCACAATTAACATTAGTTATGAATACATTCGATAATAGCAGAAATACAATTGAAAAAATACAAATACCAAATATACCTATCCAAAAATGGATATGCTGCAGTATAAGAGTTCAGGGTAAGTCGGTTGATATATATATTAATGGTCTATTAAAACAAAGAAAAAACTTAATAAATTTACCACGTCAAAATTATTACGACACATATATTGGCGAAGATGCTGGTATGAAAGGATATGTATCATCCCTCCGTTATTATGGTTATGCTATTAATTATGATGAGGTTCAATCACTATTTGCATCTGGTCCATCATTAAAAATGATTACAACTACAACTATGCCGGCAAGCAGTGATTATTTATCTATGAACTGGTATATGGCGCCGTATACTAATTAGTATTTTCATTTGACCCAGTATTTTCATTTAAAGAATGACGTAATCATTGTATTATTGATTTTTTTATTATTTTGTATTCTAAGATAACTCTCAAATAATATTTTTTCAACTTCTTTCTCTTTTAAGTCTTGTTCCTTTTTAATATATTTGGTTTCTTCCAATGTATCCTTATATGTTTTAAGTTCTTGTATAAAACTTCCCTTTCTTCTTTTAAACTCAACCATATCATATAATACGAGTGAGTATATTTGAAGGATTGGATTCATAATTTGGTTTGAAATATAATAACCATAATCTATTTTTAATTTATTGTCGTGAATATATTGAGGTGTCTCTATT